TAGTATTATCTCAACAATTATCAAAAAAACTACAATTAGATTTAAAAAAACAAAAACTAAAAACTAAATTAACTGCTGGTGCCGGAATAGTAGCTATAGTAGGAGCAATACTTTTAGTAAAATAATATGCCTAATTTAAAAAAAGTAATACGTCAAGAATATTTAAAATGCGCTAAGGACCCTGTGCATTTTATGCGTAAATATTGTTATATACAGCACCCACAACGTGGTCGTATACAATTTAATTTATATCCATTTCAAGAAAAAGTATTAACGTTAATGCGCGATAATCCTTATTCAATTATCTTAAAATCTAGACAGTTAGGTATATCAACATTATCAGCAGGTTATTCTTTATGGTTAATGTTATTTGCTAAAGATAAAAATATTTTATGTATCGCTACTAAACAAGAAACAGCTAAAAATATGGTTACAAAGGTAAAATTCATGTATGAAAATTTACCCTCTTGGCTTAAAGTAGATGCTGATGAAAATAATAAATTAACATTAAGATTAAATAATGGGTCCCAAATTAAAGCTACTTCAGCAAGTTCAGATGCTGGTAGATCCGAAGCAGTATCTTTACTATTAATTGATGAGGCAGCATTCATTGATAATATTGGTGAGATATGGGCATCAGCTCAACAAACATTAGCAACTGGTGGTGGGTGTATAGCATTATCCACTCCTTATGGTACAGGTAACTGGTTTCATCAAACATGGGCAAGAGCAGAAGCAGCAGAAAATGAATTTTTACCTATTAAATTGCCATGGTATGTTCACCCAGAACGAGACCAAGCATGGAGAGATAGACAAGATGAGTTATTAGGTGACCCTAGAATGGCAGCACAAGAATGTGATTGTGATTTTAGCACCTCAGGTGACATAGTATTTTATCCTGAACATATTGATTTTTATGAAAAAACATACATTAAAGATCCATTAGAAAAAAGAGGAGCAGACCAAAATCTTTGGGTTTGGGAATCAGCTGATTATACTAGAGATTATATAGTAGTAGCAGATGTTGCTCGTGGAGATGGAAAAGATTATTCTGCTTGTCATGTAATTGATGTAGAAAATAATGTGCAAGTTGCTGAATATAAAGGACAATTAGGAACAAAAGAATTTGGGCATTTATTAGTAGGTTTAGCTACTGAATATAATGAAGCAATGTTAGTAATAGAAAATGCTAATATAGGGTGGGCAACTATACAAGTTGCTATTGATAGAGCGTATCCTAATCTTTACTATTCACAACGAAGTGATTCCCGCAATGCTGATTCGTATTTTGATAAATATCAAGACCACTCCAAAATGGTAGCTGGTTTTACAATGTCATCTAGGACAAGACCTATGGTAATAGGTAAGTTTCAAGAATACATTAGTGATAGAGGAGTAACAATTCAATCAAAAAGGTTGATAGAAGAGATGAAAGTATTTATTTGGCGTAATGCAAGAGCAGAAGCTCAAAGTGGATATAATGATGACTTAGTTATGTCATTTGGTATATCTATGTACATCAGAGATACGGCATTAAAAATGAGACAAAGAGGTTTAGATGCAACCCGAAATGCATTAAATAACATATCAGTAAATAGAACATCATATCAAGGTGGATACTTTTCCTCGGGTAATGATAATCCTTACCATATAGACACAAAAGATGGAAGAGAAGACATTAGATGGCTTCTATAATAATATTTATAACAATAATTATATACTATGGCAGACAAAGGCTTATTTAGTAGACTACAAAGATTATTTTCAACTGACGTAATTATACGTAATGCTGGAGGTAACCAAGTAAATGTAATTGATAGCAATACAATTCAAACTAGTGGTGAACTACAAACAAATTCATTAATAGACAGATATAATAGAATTTTTTCTACTAGTCCATCTTCTTTATATGGATCCCAATTTAATGTTAATTTTCAATATCTTAGACCACAGTTATATTCTGAATATGATTTAATGGATCAAGATGCTATTATTGCTTCCGCTTTAGATATTATAGCAGATGAATCAACTTTAAAGAATGATATGGGTGAAGTATTATCTATTCGTTCTTCAAATGAAGATATTCAAAAAATATTATATAATTTATTTTATGATGTTTTAAATATTGAATTTAATTTATGGTCATGGGTTAGACAAATGTCTAAATATGGTGATTTTTTCTTAAAATTAGAAATATCTGAAAAATTTGGAGTATATAATGTTATACCATACACAGCTTATCATATTGAAAGACAAGAAGGATTTAATTTAGATAACCCATCAGAAATTCGTTATAGATATTCTCCGGATGGTTTAGTTAATTCAAATTCTGGATTATATAGAGTCCCGGGTCAAGCATTCCAAGATGATCAAACTGGTATATATTTTGATAATTATGAAATGGCCCATTTTAGATTAATTGGTGATGTTAATTACTTACCTTATGGTAGATCTTATATTGAACCAGCTAGAAAATTATTTAAACAATATACATTAATGGAGGATGCTATGTTAATACATAGAATTGCTCGTGCTCCTGAAAAACGTATTTTTTACATGAATGTTGGTTCTATTCCACCAAATGAAATAGAAGCATTTATGCAGAAAACTATATCTCAAATGAAACGTACTCCTTATGTAGATCCAAAATCAGGTGAGTATAATTTGAAATATAATATGCAAAACATGATGGAGGATTTTTATATCCCAGTTCGTGGAAATGATACAACTACAAAAATTGATACTACTCCTGGTTTAGATTATGATGGTATACAAGATGTAGAATATTTAAGAGATAAATTATTTGCTGCACTTAAAATACCAAAAGCATTTTTAGGATATGATGAAAATGTAGAAGGTAAAGCTACACTAGCAGCTGAAGATATTAGATTTGCTCGTACAATTGAACGTTTACAAAGAATCCTAGTTTCAGAACTTAATAAAATAGCACTTGTACATTTATATGCCCAAGGATATAGGGATGAAGCATTAACTAATTTTGATTTATCAATGCAAACTCCTTCAATAATCTTTGAACAAGAGAAAATTGAATTGATGAAATCTAAAACAGAATTAGCTCAATCATTACTACAAGATAATATACTACCTTCAGATTGGATTTATGATAATATCTTCCATTTATCAGAAGACCAATACGATGAATATAGAGATTTAATGCGTGAAGATGCTAAACGTAAGTTTAGATTAGCACAAATTGAAGCAGAAGGTAATGACCCAGTTGAAACTGGAAAATCATATGGTACACCTCATGATTTGGCTTCATTATATGGTAAAGGAAGAATGTATTCAGACCCAGGTAATGTACCAGCGGGATATGGAGATGATGTTGATTTAGGAAGACCTAAAGATAGTATTACTAAACATGGGAAACAAGATAGTAACTTTGGTAAAGATCCATTAGGAACTAAACGTATGAAAGATACAGATAAAAATGATTCAAGTGATAGTAGAACAGATACAAATAAATCTGGATTAAAACTTGAAAGTACTCAAACAACTTATCTAAAAAACCAAGATATATTTAAAAAAATGCATAAAAAACAATTGGTTTTTGAACATGATAAAGATGATTCTTCTCTTTTAGATGAAAAACAATTAAAGGAATAATAATCTTTACATATTTATAAATAAATATATTTTTGATGAAAATAAAACACTCCAAGACAAAAAATACAGGGATTCTTTTTGAACTGTTAGTGCGTCAAATAACAGCCGACACATTAAAAGGTGGAGATTCTCCTGCAATCGATATATTAAAAGAATATTTCGTAAAAACTTCATTAGGTCGTGAGTACAAATTATATGAGTCTATATTAAAATCTAAGGTTTTAAATGAGGGAAGAGCAAATATGGTAATTACAACCATTTTAGAATCTTCTAGTAAATTTAATCGTACTACTTTAAGAAAACAAAAATATAACTTAATTAATGAAATAAAAAAACATTATAAATTAGATGTTTTCTTTGGTGCTAAAATAAAAAATTATAAAGAATTAGCTTCATTATATACCTTAATTGAGGGATATAATTCTAAAGAAGCTAGTAATTCTGATCAAATTATTTCTAACAAAATTACTTTATTAGAACATTTAACTAAACAAGAAGTTAATACCAAAGAAGTTAAAGAAGATGTTTTAAAAGAATTTCAAACTTATGATAAAGATTTAAGAATACTTACTTATAAAGTAATTCTAGAAAAATTTAATAGTAAATATGATAGCTTATCTTCAGAACAAAAACAAGTTCTTAAAGAATTTATCAATGCTGTAGATTCTACCCCAGGCTTAAGAAATTTTTATAATTCTAAAATAAATGAATTAAAATTTTTACTAAAAGAAGAAGCTAAAAAGATAAAAAATAAAGCTACTAAAATTAAAATTACTGAGGTTGCTAAATATTTAGTTGAATTATCTAAAACTACTAAAGTTGATAATAATAATTTAGTTGATTTGTTACAGTATTATGAACTAGTAAAAGAAATCAAAATCGCAAATGGCGTTTAAATATAAAATTAAAGAAGCACCTGCTCCTAATTTAGCTAAACAAGGTAACTATAAAATTGGGGATATTACTTATTCTAAAGATGGTGATACTAAATTTACAGTTAATTCTATAGATCCTGAATCGGGTCAAGTAGGATGGAAAGTAGTTGAATTACCTTCATTTGAAAAACTAAATGAAACCGCAGATGAGTTAGTTGCTACAG